AGATTCGCTATCGCATATTACTGTAGCAAATGAGCCTGATGCTATATCTTGATTGGCACTTAGAGTTGCATAGAATCGAGAAGTAAAAGTACTGTCTCCGGTATTATCAGTCCAGCTTAACGTGCCAGCACCGTTAGTAGAAAGGATTTGACCGTTAGTTCCATCAGCACTTGGAAGGACCCATATCTGGTTCGCGGTTAAAGCCGGAGCCTCAAAGCCGACATAATTGGAACTGCCTGTATCATAAAATCTTTGCTCATTACCATTAAGAACAGAACTATGTCCATAGACCTCAAGGGTTTCATTTGCCAGGGCTGTGGTGTCGCCTATTCTAATTCCATTTGCAAAATTTACTGTACCATCAATATTGTAGACACTCTGAGTTGTGTTCGAACCAGTATAGATTTGTATCGGACGAAGCGTTCCTGTTCCAGCGCTGTCTGTCCTGATTCCATAGTAAATAGAGGGTGTAGGGACATAACCTAATATCAGTCTTTCTCTATTTGCTATTGATGCCGGAGTACCTTTGCCCCAAAACTGCACATTTACAGCATCAGTACCATCGCCATCCTTACTAAAAACCTCTAAATTCGTATCTATTCCCGAAACATCGCTTTGAATCACAAAATTTGCATTTCGAGTTGTAAGTCTTACATTACTTGTTCCGCCCGTAAAAAGAATGTCATTTACTGCCTCTAAATCACCGTCAGTTCTCGCAATAGCAACATTTGAATTATTTGACCTTATGTGGAGATTGTGATTTGTCATTGCGCCAATAAATGCTGCACCTTCACTTGATGTGCCCATTATAAACTCAATATCATTAGTTACATCTCTGCCAAGATAATAAGACCCACCATTCCCAAATAATGCAACAGCACGTCCCTTTAAGGCATCAGTTGTTAAAACAGCGCCATCCTCTGCATTAACCCCTGACTCAGTTACAACAAACTTGTAAGTAGTAGAATTTCTATTCCCAAATGTACCTAACCCGGTAGTGGTTATGTTATTAGAACCAAAATCAAACTTGGTTTCATCCCAAATAATAGAGCCATCTGTTGCCGAATTGAATGTAAGCGTTTTGCTGCCAGCCGAACCATCTCCGATAGAAAAGGTGTTTTGAATAGTCCCATACTCACTTCCGGTAATACCTCTTGCAACTATTTGAATTGCACCGACGGAGACATCGGAAACAAGGACCGTACCAATTTCCTGCGAAATGCTCGGCGTTACAGGCTTGGTTGCAGTAGGAACACCTGCGGTTGAGTCGGAGACATAAAGTACATCGCCTTCGGAAAAAGCGGATGTATTTATATTTTCCAAAAGTCCTACCTGCATTACGCGCCCGTAAGCACCATCAGCAATAGATTCTATTGTCACCCCTATCGCTGGCATTGTAGTCAGGCTGTCAGCTTTGGCGGTATCAACCGTAGGGACGTTATCTTCGCTCCCTGTTGCGTAAACTATTCTGCTGGCGGCGATAGCAGTACCTCTGACATTCTTTACAGGTATTACGCTGTCCCGCATAAAAGCCCGCTTCATTCCGGTATCGTCGAGGTACTTGAGGAACGAAAAGCCCTTGATAGCTTCGGTATAGATTCTTAAATTGTTAGTGCTTGGAGTACTTGGTGCGGCTATCTCAGGCATATCCAGATAGTCTGTGGTCAACTGACCGAAAGTACCGAGGCCGGTAGTGGTTATATTAGTATCTTGAAAATCGGCTAACCCTGAAGTAATAAGCAAATCAATTGCACCAAATCCAACAGCAAAAGAAGAAGCAGTGCTGTTTGTAAAATCCTTTCCAAAAGATAAAGCGTTGTCATTTGTTGAATTAACATCTTCGCCCATTGCAACAGATGCTTGACCCGTAGCCTTTAATTCATTGCCAGACGTAGCATAGCCAAAAGCAAAAGAGCATAAACCGGATGAAAGAAGTGATGTTGCATCATTATTTATATTGTAACCACCAGAAAAAGACGATGTATTTGTTGCGTTTGTGGAATATCCGGTTGCAAGTGATATGCTGCCGGTAGCTGACGTGCTTTCGCCAAAAGCAGTTGACGAAACCCCTTCGGTATATGTTTCTCTGCCAAAGGCGATTGAATAAGATTCGTTAGCTTCACAGGAGTAGCCCAGGGCCGTAGAAGCTGTATGACTTGCTGCGGACTTATAACCTATTGCAACACAATCGCTACCAGATGCTACACACTGATTGCCAAGGGCTATGCTGTAATTTCCCGTTGCTTCACTTGCTATGCCACATGCAAAAGAGCTTGAACCACTTGCCTTGGTATTGGCTCCAAACGCACCAGAATAATTGCCGATATTAGCAGCATCCCATTGAGTAGAATCTATCGCTCCAGCCCTAAAAGCACTCTTGGAAGGTATCCACATTAAGCGAGTGCCAGCACCAGAGACAGGGGTATCACCTGTAGTGCCGGAGGAATAAATAGTGCCATTGACAGTCAAAAGATTTGTTGTCCAAATCAAGCTGGTATCAGTATCAAGTTCATCAGAGGTATTCAAAAAGATTATGCTATTTTGGTCTAATCCTTCAAGCACAATTGAGTCTGCGCTTATCGCCCCTGTTACATCAAGGTCGTTACCAATAGTAACATCATTGGTAACGTCAAGGTCAGCACCCACAGTCAGGCTTCCCGTTATATTGCCGCCAGCAAAGGTGGGTGTGCTTAAAGTATTGAGAACTTGGCCGAGGTCATGTGAAGTTAAACTGTTAACAATATATTCAAGATGGTTTTGGTCTCCTGGGATAACTGTGTAATTAAGCGGTGTTGTCATTATGGACCTCCGAAACCGCCTGCTAAAGTTAAATCAGCAATTTCTTGTTGCCTTTTCTCTCTTTGCTGTTTTCTGTATTCTTTATCAAGTCCCGCTGATATCCTTGCTATTCTTGTTAACGCAACAGACCTCTTAACTGGAGCTTTTGTGCCTTCAATTAGCAGCCTTGACCATCTTTTATTCATAGCTATTCTGCCAAGTGCATAAGGAGTAAGCAAAATAACAGCAGCCTGGCCAGGTCTTTTTGTGTAAGCACTTGTCGTAATAGCACCAGCCTGAGCTATCGCAATCACTAATTTGCCGGTAGCAGCAAATTCCTGAGTTGGTTTTTGTAATAATTCTATTGCGTGACCCAACTCTCTAATAGAGTTTATTTCAGTTTTATCAAAAGTCGCATTGAGAATATTATCATCAAGCATTGTAAGAAATTTCTTGCCCGAAAATTCTCCACCTCCAGGAGCAGCTTTTGCAAATAAACTTTCTATATAACCATGTTTTAACGCATTCCAAGTAGGTTTATCAACAGTGTTTTTAAGTAACCGTATCTGCTTACTTGCACCTTTCTGAAAAATCATTGGAACAACTTTTTCTGGATTATCAGCAAGCCGTTTACTTAAAGATTTCACTATTTTGCTATTAAATATCTCTTTACCCTGGCGATGAAATTTATTAGCAAATCGCCACATGTCAAATGCTTCATTCGATAATAGTTTACCTGACCTTTCCATTGAATCATCTGTCATTTTGGTTAGTTGTTTTGCCAAACCCAATGCAACATCTTTTGTGGCCGACATTGACCTGGTTTGAGTCATTAAAGCGGTTCTTAATGAAGATGCCTGCTTAAAAGTCATTCTGTCAGGCAATTTAAGGATATTGTCAAGCAATGTATCTCCCATAGCACTTCGGTTGATATTAGCAATTGACTTTGCCCTCTGAATCGCAAATTTCTTCAATGGAATTATATCAACAACTTCTCCAGCCATACCTGAACGCTGAATAAGCTTATCTACCTGTTTATAAATGGAACGTGAAGCTCGATTAAAGGCTTTATTTTCTTTGTTGATAGCATCAAGTACAATTTCTCCTACTTCTTCGGATGTCATTTGTCTGCCTGCTACTTCGGCAAAGTCATCCGACATAGAAGCGACAGCTTTTGCAATAGCTTTTGGTTGTTCGATTAATTTTAATTTTTGTAACTTTCCTCCACCAAACAATGAACCTTCGGCAACAGCTTCCATAATATCTATCAGCCTATTGTCCGTTGCTTGGGCTATAGTTATTGGCACACCCGATGCCTGTAATAACATGGCAGCTTCTTTTGCACCTGGTCTGATTAAGGGGGCAACTAATTTCTCGCCAGCTTTGGCAACCCCTGCTGCAATTCCTCTGCCTGCAAGCTCAGAAGCTCCTTCTTCCAATCCAGCGATAAGCTGCTCAGTATAAATCTCACTAAGAGGTTGCGCCTTAGCGCCTGGTCGGGTCATACGGTATGCCTGTTGGTATCCTTTCCCACCCATGCCGCCGAGAGCCGCTCCCACACCAGCTCCGCCAACTATGGCTGCACCAGTTAAATAAGGATGAGCTTTGGCAAAGGGCTGGCCTGCGGCTGTTTTTGCTCCGGCAAGAGCACCCTCTACTATCTTTCCGCCAGTCATACCACCAACAGTTCCCCCTATCATTTGCGGAGCTTCTGCCCACATTCTTTGTGCAAATGTAGGTTTAATAAGTTCCAATTCCCCGGCCTCAATCTTTTTTCTGGCCCAATCCTCCATTTCATATTGGAATTGTTCTTCTACTGGTACAGGTTCAGCTAAAACCTTACTACCGCCTAATTTATTATATTGTTCAACGCTAATCTCTCCGCGCCTATACAATTCATTTATTGCCATTCTGCGTGTATTTTCATCTTTTGGAATAGCCATTATTCGATTCCTGCAAGTTTAAATAATTCTTCACTATCAGCAGACTGAATCATATCAATAACTGATTGGTTTTCGGGTACTCGCAAGCCTGATTGTCTTAAAACTTCCAATTTTCTTTGCTCCATCATTCTTACATTTTTGAGACTTTCTTCCCATTTGGCTTTCCATCTTGCGGGCGGGTCAGTAATATCAGGAATTTGCTTCATAATACGCCTTGCTTCAGGCTCAGACATCTGTGCGCCTGTAATCTGTTTAATAATAGCATTCTTGAAAGCTGATGTAGCTGCCATAAAAGCTTCCTGCTGGTCCGTCGTCATGCCAAATAAGCCAGTAATTGGCGCTAATCTTCCTGAAACCGGAGCAGCTTCACCGAATCCGCCAGTATCATATAATTGTCTGAGATTATTGAGCGCATCCATACTAACTCTTGCTTCAGCAATATCAGTTCTTTCTGCGGCGCTTGCTGGTTTACCAAGACCTATTTCCACCATTGCTCCGCCACCGAGCATTTTATTATATATGGACTCCTCCTCGGCGGTTGCAGTTCCGGTGTCTATTTTCTGCTGCAATTCATCTATTCTTGCCAGTTTTCTTTGAGCTATTTGCTGTTGCGGAGTTAAAGCGCTTGGTAAAGTTTTTATGGTTTTTGGTTCAAATATCCTGTTCTTGGCATACCACTGGCTTTCAAGGTCGTATCTGTTCTGGCCGCTGAAATCAGGGTCTTGCCTTATCTGCCTTCTGGCATTATCCCATTTCTGCTTATTCATATTCAGTTCAGCGTTTTTAGCCTGTAACTTCTGTGCCGCAAGCTGAGAAAGTAATATGTGCTGCTGCGAACCGGGCGGAAGATTGTCAACGACCTTCATCTCTTCAAGATACTCATTCTGAGCTGACAGCATACCAGTTTGATAATCGTTATCTGCTAAGTCCCTTGTAGTATATGACCATTCAGGAATTTGCGTTTGTTGCGGACGCTGCTGTTCAGCAAAAGTACGTTCCATCAAATCCTGATATTCCTGCCCAGTCACATCCGTAGCAGGTTCGGAATAAAACTGAAGGTTATATCTTCTTTCAGGGTCAAGCGTTCCTGCAACCTCTTCACCTGTTGTTGGTTCGTAAGCTCTTAGACCCTGTCTGTATATCTGCGAGTATTCAGGCATAATTACCCCTTAGCTTGAATAGGTTACTTTGGGTTGCAATACGCCTCCCGTCTGGAAATACTGTCCGTATGTCGGCCTTGTCTGCTGCATCTGGGCCATCTGCTGCATCATCTGGAAATAAGGAGTCATAGCCTGCAGTTGCAGTTGCGCTCTTGTATCTTCGATATTCTTATATAGCTTGGATAGTTCCGAACCGGCCCTTGTCTGAGCACCCCTTGCCCCGAACTGGCTCGACATTCCAGTAGATACCATGCTTGCCAAGTCCTTTGCAAGACCACCTTTTACAGTCTCTTGGGCTTCTTGTCTTAATCCCTGGCCGTATCCACCACCAGGTCTGTAGTATCCGGCAGTCTCGGAAACCATCGGAGTAACCTGACCCATCATTTGAGAATATTGACCCATCATATTCTGCCAGTCACCAAGAGCCTGCTGATATTCTGACCTGCCGTAAGTCGGCTGATAAGGCCATGTAATTGTCGGCCTCGAAGACGGTCCCATTATTTGTTCATATATAGATGGCATTATTTATCCTTTCTGCCTTCGGATTGCAGCGAGAGATTTATCTGCTCAATCGAAAAAGATTCATCTGCCGTTTCGTTCTTTACTTTCACTACAACCGCTCGGGCACTTACTCTGTTAATAATAGAATTATTAAGACCATCTCCGGTCAATGTATTACTTATTAAAGCTGTCTCTTCGTTCAGTACATTACTGACAACCTCATCCGCCGAATCAGCCCTGTAATATTCGACCGTCACGCCATCGGTATCTTCACCCGCCACAATAGATGCTTCGTTTATACCAACTTCTCCTCTCGGCTCACCATCCGCCGTTATTGGCCCTATTGAGAAATGAGATTCAATAGCATTGCTTCCATCGTCTGATTTTTCGTCCTCATCTTCTTTTCTAATATAACCATCATATCCGCCGATTAAAAGACCTCTCTCACTTGACTTATAGGAATCATAGTAAAACAGTGATGCCGCCTCCTGTCCTGATGCGTACTTTTCAGGGAAAAGACCGCCCGTGGTGCGAAGGTCAAACCACCAGGGAACAGCCCATTGACCATCCTGTTGAGTAACAGAAACTTTAATACCGTATCTTTTCTTATCAAATCCCATAGCGACTCTGTCGGTTCTCCTGTTCAAACCTAACGAGCTAATCAGTTTGGGATTTCGCTGCTTTGTAAGATTTTCAGGTGGACTTGAATTTGCTATAGCTTCTGCCGAAAGACCGTAAATACCATCCGTTCCGAGGAAATACAGATTGTTTTTATCATCCCAACAGTAAGATGTGGGGCTAAATATCCCTGTGGATTTGGACAGGCACCTGTTCACTCCGCCCATAAGCGGGTCACTTGTAAGGGTCCATATCTGATTGGCGCAACCCCAGATTAAATATATATCCTTATAGGGTATCATTGCAACTATGGGGTCGCCAACTTCTCCGGCTTTTGAATTTTGAGAATAAGTGGCCGCTGCTACGTCGGTCTGTGACGAATCGAAATCAAGTGGGTCGAATACTCTCGAACAATACCATTGATGAGGATTAAGCATTGAATTGAGAAATATCCTGCCAAAGCATAAGCATCCTATATTTGACCCGCCATCAGGAAAATCGCCATCTGTTAATGTCCAGTTTAACCAGTGTGGAGGAGCGGTAACTGCTGATATGCTCGCACCAGTAATAGTAGTTTTGTCTGTATTAGTTATATTTTCATCGTCTGCAAACTCTGTAGTAACCGTTCGATAAATAAAGACTTCATAAGTGCTATCACCATTATCAAGATATTCATCAAATATTCCTTCTGATGAAGCACTTGAAACTGTATCTCCCTGCACCCAATCTGTCGGCTCTATTGTCGTGCTAATCTTTGTATTGATAAAATCAAGTTTATGATAACCGCTATCGCCTATAGTGGCAGAGTATGTTCTCCCGTCTGCGAAATATACTTTCTGGAATGCGGGAATCATAGCAACGTACCCTGAAGTATCAAGGTCGCCTGCTGTGAAGCCATGACTCGCCGATAAAGCGGTTAGTGTCGCCATTTATTTTTCCATCCATTTTCGACGATAAGCACGACCTTCTTTAGTCTTGCTTCCGCCCAATTTGTTATATTCATTTATTTCAGCCTTGGTCGGGAGATTACTTATTTTTTTTTTAAAAAATTTCTCTCTTAGCATTTCTTCGTCAGAACCAGCCGAAGATAAATCAGGTTGACCTGTCTGTCGAGCATATTCTGCATATTTACTTTTCGACTTATTAACAATTGTCCTTGCCATTCGTTTGCGTATTTCCTTAAACTCGGCGGGAGTAGCAACTTGTTTTCCTTTGAGCTTTTTTACTCCTGTCTTATATTTTTTATACGCAGCTTCATCTGCCGGCGACATCTTAACCACTGTATTTCTCCTTAAAACCTGTTCAAGCCCTTTACTGCCAGTTGCTTTCTCTATGTCTTTTCCGACCTGAGAGCTGTAAGCACCCATAATGAACTCCTTTAACCAAAGTAAATTGAATTATGGCCTATTATCACTAAGTTCTGTTTGTACCTTCCGCCTCCAGCCACGTCAATATCGGCCCATTGGTAAGAACCATCTGTATAAACCCAATTCAAATCTTCATCGTAACCAGGTGGCCTTTCGTTTTGCCAAGACGATTGAGTATCAAAATACCATTCATCACCCGTAGTAGTTCCAGCTTCATTAACTGCATCTACCCGCCAGTAATATCTTGTAGCATAAGCGTAATTCGCAGATTCAACTGTACCTGTAAAGTACCATTCGTCGTTCAAGGTTACACTTACTGCTTGAGGGTCGTTAGGGTCAGGACTGACACCATTAGTCAAAACATTACCTGCTTCACTGGCAGGCCCAGTTCTAAAAGCATATAATTTGGCTTCGTATTGAGCATTAACCAAATCTCCCCTCTTAATATCCCAAAGTGTATAAGTATTATCATTGCCGGTTAAAACATCACCAGCCACAGGACTTCTATACCCGCTTGTTGCCTCCGGGTTATAATCTTTAATTTCAAGAACAACCATTGGAGAAGTCCATGTTGGACTATTTACATCTATTTCTGTTTCTAGTTCTGTAAGACTACCAGATTCGGTTCCAAAATAGATACTAAATGTATCAGTATTTCCTCCATCTGCCCATGTTAAGTTAGCTGTGGTGTTACTAGTATCAGCTTTTTCGTTGGTTGGTGAAGGTGTTGTGGGTTTTTCTGGTAACGGGACATCTTCATAAAATCTAAAGTCAAATCCCCAATATTGGTTTAGTACCCAATTTTCACCTTCAAAATATCCTGCATAATAACCGATTGAATCAAGCTCGTTTCTATCTCCGTCCCAATTCATAACGCTACTACCGTCCTTGTACGACATCGTAGCCACTATGCAATATTCTGTACTTTCCGTGATAGATAACGTAGTATCAAGGGTAAATTGTTGCCAGGTAACAGAAGCAGACAAATCACTTGTTGAAAAATCTACTCCAGAAAGAGACCCGCCTGTTGGTTCATGGTTGGCATCAGCTAAGTATACATCTAATCTTAATGTAGAAGAACCTACAACATTTTTATGGCAATACAAATCGAGTCTGTCTGTTGAATATGAATACTCAGCAACAAAACAGGTTATTAACTTCCATGTCGTATAAGGCAATGGCTGGCTACCATTATAGACTTCGTAGTTGTCGCGTTTAATATCAGGCATAATATACAACACCTTGTCCGGTATCGTTCTGGCCTATAGCAACAAGATTGGTTTGCAAGCGGCTTCCGGCAGAGCCATCAGCAGTGACCCATGTACCCGTATCTTCGTCATAAATTTTATCTTCATCATAATAACTGTATCGTGCATAAGTAACCGGATTGATAACTACATAGAAGCTCCATTCATCGCCGGTTGTGGTTCCGTATCCGTTAATCGAATCTACTCGCCAGTAATAAATAGTGGAAAAACCCAAAGGATTATAAGTCGAAATATTTGCTGATGTATCTGCTATTCCATCTTCTACTTGTGTCAGATTGCCTGATTCTGTGCCAAAATAAACATCATAACTTTCAGCTTGCCCTCCATCTTCCCATGTTAAAGATGCCGTATTTCTCGACGTATTAGAATTTGCATCCGCAGGGGTTGGATTAATTGCTTTTTCTGGGGCACTGCCCGCTGGAATAAAATCTGTAGTCTGCTCAAATAAAGTGCTTGTAGAAACGACATACAAATAGCCTCCAGATGCCGGAGGAGTTCCTTCTGTAAGCTGTGTAACAGTTGCTATTCCTTCGTAACCAGCGCCATCTATTTCAGTAACTTCAAAAGTTGGGTCAGTCGGCTCTTCGTCAACCGTAAAAAAAATGTGTCCCACTTCAAGAAGTTCACCTGATGAAAAAAGAGAATATCCAACAGTATATACATCATCAACTGCCATAAATTATTCCGGCTCTATATACGTAGTGACTATCGAATCCATATACAATACAGGATGTGAAGCCCCTGACACCTGCGTAGTATAAGCCTTGGCTGTGCCTGGTCTCTGCCCGCCCCTGATACGTTCAGAAGTCACGTCATACGGACGGACGTTCATCAAGTCGAAGCTCGTAGCCTGCGGCTGCTCTTCCGCAGGCAAGCCGCGATGAAGTCCGTTTATCGGAAAAGGAATCTTCATTACGAAAACTCCTTTTTATACTGTTCTTACAAAGAATATCTCAACGGTCATATCGCCTGCGACAACTGAAGTCCAGTCGCTTGAATGTGCAGCATAAAGATACACGGTAGTATCAGCAGCAAGATATTCAAGGGGGTCTTCTGCGCTTTCACCTACAACATCGGCAGTTCCTATTGAAACTGTCGTGCCATCGGTAAACTCATCTTCGCCAGAACTCTTGCCCGCCTTTAATGTAACAGTTCCGGTAAAAGCGGTTCGTATGGTAACTTTAGTACCAATTACAAAGGCACCTTCCGGCAAAACGGGCGTCATAGTTAAAGTACCTGCCGTTGACCCGCCATCGGTAAAATCAGAATAAAGAATATCCTGCGTAATCTTACCTATGCAGCCACCCATATTTTCTTTGCCTATCACTTGGTCTTTTAACGCTTCTAATGACGGCATAATAAATCCTTTCTACGGCAACAACTGGTCGCCGTTCTGGTCATAAATTGTGTTTGTGTTAATGTATTTTATTACCTTACCACTCGTTATCTGTCCGAGATTGGGAACGTGCCTGTCCTTCTTATCCTTACCGATAAGAAACTGAACAAGCTTTTCAGCCTCTGCACCGTGAACATTGGGGTTAGGCGTATTAGGAGAGTCATATTTATTGAACTCCGCCGCCGCAAGACAACATTCCATAATCGCCTCAGACGCTAAATCATCACCAACGAAAACATCATTATTATTAGTCAAATCAGGTGGGGTGAAATTATAGGTGTAATAGTAGTTATACGTTCCCGAAGGTATGGGCCAGAATACAACCTTATACAACTGACCATTTATCTGGTCATAATCACCACTTTGCAGGGCGAAGTATCTCGGATAGCCCGTTCCGGTATTGGTTGATTTATGTTCGTATATCCAGGCTAAGTCTTTCTGCACTGGATTGTACGAAACCGGCGTGGTATAAGTGAAAGTTGTAACAAAAGATGAAAAACCGGCAGGTAAATTGTAAGTATCCTCATCGGCCTGCGTACTCAATGTAGTAGTTCGTTCGAGGAATTTCCACTTATACGAAGTCCCGTTACTGGAATCTATCGGCATTAAGAAGCGACGGTAGCCGCGCTTGGTCAAGGACTGCACCTTGGTCAGGTTAGAACCTGACGGTGAAGTGCCAAGGCCAAGATACTCGGCTACCGCCTGATATACGTCGCTGTAAGTCAGTTTAAGACTCATTTTTGTCTTTCACTGCGTTTCTTTTTTTCGTCCCAGAATTTCTTAATGTCTTCCGGCTTATTGAAATCAAGCAGGTCTTCTTTTTTTGATTCTTTTTCTTTTTTAGCTTCTTCTTTAGCCATTTTTAAGCTCCTTGTAACATAAATAACGGCCCATTACCAGCCTGACTGCCTTCAACTACAAAACCCGCATACTGGGAACTTGAGCCTGCCGGTACAGTTGTCGCAAGTGCAGTATCAGCCTTATCAAGAGCGCCATCATGCCGCCAGAAACAGCCATGTTGTCCTTGTGAACCGCCAACACCTGATTGCGGTGCAACCCAGGTGATACCATTAGTTTGCACCCAAAAATAGTTAGCCGCAGCACTTACATAAGCAGCAGGAATACCGGCTTTGGGATAAGTATTTAAACTTGCTAATTCCAAAGCCGCCCAAGGATTTTGATAAACTTCACACGCACTTGTTGCTGCCGTTATAGCGTAAGTAATCGCAGCATCAAGCTGGACCGTGAAGGCCGCATTAGCAGATGCCGCTGTGTTACCAAGGATGCCTCTTGTAGTGGTATAGTAGTCGCTTGCGCCGTCAAAGATAATAATATAACCACCACGAAGCTCGTCTGCTGTCAGGGCAGCATGAGTAGCTGCTGCACACTCAATTTCAGATACACCAACTGCATAAGAAGTTCCGAATGCCGTATAGCTTGTATAGCCGGTAGCACTAAAGGCCACACCATGAGCGGCATAAAAGGCGCTATTACCGGCAGATTTAGCATACCTGAATATTCTGCCATCCGGTAATTCCACCTTGTCTCCAAGATTCCAGTTCGGGTCTTTAGCCGTTGAAACCCTGTAAATAAAATCCCATAAATTATGTTTCTGTCCTGATACTTTCCCTGAATCACATAAGGTTCTTGTTATGTTATGACCCTTAGCCATAATAAACCTCTACTTTCTGAGCGTGTATTCTGTCCGCACGCACACGGTGTCGATTACCGCCACAAGACGGCTTATCTAATAGTTAATATTAGCTATGCTGGCTTATCATATAGCCCGAAAGTTGAGGATTCTCCGAGTGACAACCTACATAGACAAGGTGAACGAACTCGTCTTTTGCGGTGTCACAAAAAGCGTTATCCTTCAACTGGCTCTTGAATTTCCAGCCTTTAACGATGACCGGATACATAACCTTCCAGTCAATAGCGACTATCGGGTCGGTTCCGTAAAGATAGGTCGAAGCTGTATCGAAAATGTCATTGTATCTGAACGGAATACCCTTATAGGTAGTCTCGCCTCGATACTTACCGAGGTCATACCCTACCCTGTCGTCATAGTTACGAGCGACTTTTTCAATGTTAATTATCACATTCTTACTTGTGTAACGAACCACGCTCATATTACCAACATCACCGACGGCCTGCTGGCCTGGAATTATCGGCACTTCAAATGATGTTGATAAGTCAGCATCGGCGATTTTGTCAAGTAGCGTCGAGTCAAGCACGCCATTATGGTCAACGTAATAACTCTTTAGCCTTGAATAAGTCGATGCCGACTGACCACCTTTGGTGTAGGTGTTACCATCGAGGTAATAAGGATTTCCGCCGGAGAAACTTCCAGTATCATTGTCGTCGCCCATAGTAATCCATCCGAAAGGCCCGATAGGGCTTGTGGTATCGGACGAACTCGCCGGAGCAGACCAGAAATCTTCTTTAATATCGTCGGCAACTTTTCTGTGAAGCGCCATTCTCTGACTTTTGAGATAATTGTATCTCTGCACCCTGTCACCGCGATTAAGGTCAAGTTGCAGCATATCGTAAGATATACTGTTCTTGTAATGGCGGTAATAAGAAGTCAGCGTATAGTCGGTATCGAAAAGCTGTGTCTGGTTCTCAGCAAAGAAAAGTCCCGTATGACCACCGTTGGGCGAATCCTCAAGCTGAATATGTGTTTCCCACTGCTTGCCCGAACCCATCTGGGCATACTGAGGGATAATCTGATTCGTTACTTCGTACTTTTTATGATTCAAAGTCATAGCCAACTGGCCTGGCTTGAAATATTCCTGTGTCGCATTGAGCAGTGTCGCAAACTGGTCAATCGACATTCCTGAAGGTGAACTTGCGGACATAATAAAGTCCTTTCTGGATTACGGTGATAAACCGGCCTCCTGTTCGGCCAGGGCCATCTTCTCGTCCGCCTCTTCATAAGCATCGGCATACTTTTTCTGGCCCTTCTGCTGAGACTGTCTTCGGGTAGGACGATTTATCATTCGTTTTTCCTGTTGATTGAGTTTATCAATTAGTTCCTGTGTCGCGGCTTTTTTGCCGCCCTGATTTTTAAATTTCTCAATCTCAATAGCAATCGCCCTTTCAATAGGAACACCCCTCAGCCGCGATGTCACATCGGCATAAGCGAACATTTCCGTTCTGAATCTTTTGTTGCGATTACTGAGATTTCCTGATTGACCTAAATTCGGAAGCTCTTTACTGTACCTGTCGAAACAGTCGTCAATTCTCATATCGAATGCGGCTGCTCTGTCAGACTGCAATTTTTTCTGCTCTTCGGACAGACCTTTTCGCTGCTCGTTAAGGACAGAAGCAATTTGGTCAATTGCGTTCTTTACGTCTGGACCTACTATATCGGGGTCAAGCTCAAATTTGAGTTCTTCGAGCGCCGCCTGAACTTCCTGTTTCTGTTCAGGTTTTTGTTCTGGTTTCTGCGGTACTTCTTCGTCGAGGATGGATAAAATATCGTCCGCCAACTGAGGATTAATCTGCAACTGCCGCAGAATTTCCTTGTCGTCGGAGTAATATCCCCTTAGATACTGAAGTGCTTCCTGGTCAATACTTTCAATAACTTCCGATTCCTGTTCTGTTAGTTCGGATTCGTCAGTTTGTCCCTCCGTAGAGGTTTCTTCCTGCACTTCGTCCTCTTGGGACGTAACACCTTCTACATCCTCTTGGGATGTTTCAGGCTGAATTTCAGCCTTTTCCTCAGTTGAGGTGATTTGCGACTCTGCCTTTTCGAGGGCTTCCAACGCCGCTTCATCTGGATTTACATCTGCCATTTTCTTTGTCCTTTCCGGGCAAGAAAAAAGGAGCTTGATAACGGTAGCTGCTACCAAGCTCCTTGATTTTCTTCTTACGCCACTAAGGATTCGTCAATCCGTCGCAGACCCTATAATTAATATATTCGTTTCAATTCATATAATCAATCTAATTCCACCATATTGCGTTGCTTCATAAGCTCTTTTTTGTGCTTTCTGCTCTTTACAAGAATATCACCACGTTTATTGAAAACCGCATCGGGATAATATTTTTTATATTCACCTATGCGGGATATATTCACGCCCATAGCACCCGACCAGTGCGGATAACCCTGGGCATTAGTTCCAATTCTTCCATATTCTTTCCAATTACGATTTGCCTTACCACCGCATTCGCACTTAACTTCTAACGGAGCATCTTTCATCGAGAATACTCTGTCGAACTCTTTGTCGCATTTTTTACATTTGAAAGGATAGTTAGGCATTATGAATCATCAATCCCTACTATAAAATATTCAATTTCTCCGGTAGCACTATCACTTATTCCGCGTATGCCATTTGCAAAAGCGGTCGAATTAGGATTAATTGGAATAGGATAAGCCTCACCTTCGCGGACATATAAGTGTGAATCTGTTAGCACAGGGTCGCCAGAAGCAGAATTAAATTTAAAATAGAAATTGCCTGTAATAGCATATACCCACAATAAATAACCACTTCCAGCAGCTATGTGACCGAAATCAATGTTAAAAGCGCTGTTCGCTACAACTGCTCTTTGTGGGCTAACTTCATAAGGTGCTACGCTACTGGTAAAACTTAATGCACCTTCAGTTGGCGTTCCCGTTGTTGGCGTTACTGTTAGTTTAACTGCTACTACTGCTGTCGCTGCCATTTACATACTCCTTGTAGTTGTGCCCTGCCTTGAATTTAGCTGGGCAAGCATATTATTGGCATTATCCGCCTGTGAAGCTCCAAATCTTTGGTCCGAACTTTTCATCGACGTTCCCAAGACCTGATAAGGATTTAATTGTGTATTTTGAGGCATTTCGGATAAGAACCAACTTTCGGTATCCAAATCCTTATAAGTCGAAAGCTGCCTGTGTATCTCCTCGGCATTAAGTATCTTACCCTGCTGGGCCAACTGCTGCAGCATTGGCAATGTAAAACCGGTCAACATCTGCATCATACTCTGGAACTTATCGTTAGCTGATACCTGCTGCATCGAGTACATCTCGACATCAAGATAATAGTCGCCCGGATACTTTCCCTTCTGCTGAAGCTGGTTATAAATCTGAACCACCTCACCCACGCCAGCCATCTTCTTGATTGTATAAATTTGAAAAGTGGGATTAAGCCACATCTCATAAGCAAGTTTTTCGATTATATTCTTAGCGAACAGATGAACCCTCTGGCTCATCATATTTAATTGCCTTGAAGCGTTAGCCATAAGCATCTGTTCCTGAGTAGCAGTTTTTGACCTTGAGCGATAATCTAAACCGGTAACTCCCGCCTGTTCGGATAACTGATTAAGCGAAAAGCCCAAAAATTCATATATTTCAGGTGTGACCCCGCCGAGCTTTAAATCCTTTATCCCCTGCGCATTTTGGAATATGCAAAAATCTCCATCAGTAGCATCCCTTGCAGTTTCGGCATCCTTTTCATTACCTATTTCTCCGACGCCGATATTTTTCAGTCTCTCCGCCTGGTTTCTTGCCTTTGAATAGAGTGTGTTTATAGCTGCATCCATCTCCATAAGAGAATAAACCGGAGGCACAGGTATGGTAGAACCTCTGTAATACTTATATCCCAAGACATCATAAGGACCGGAATCGCAACCTCTAAAATCAGCCGTAGCGAGAAATTTGTGATAATCCTTAAAGGGGTGCAGCATCGTCTTAATGACCTTCTGTTTGGGAAGCCATACATCTATAAAGGCTGTATAATCCTGCAATTCAGCATAATTTATTTTCTCAGGTTCACTTACATCTTTGGGATGACCCTCACCGAACAGTTTGAAATCAGGCTTAATTTTATCTGCATGTTTAGGAAATCTCTCCTTTGCTTCTTTTGTAGGAAGAAGGTACTCGTCTCCCTCAAATTCGTATTGTTCCCTGTCCATAGCAGTAACGTCGAATACATAGTTTGCTAAATCAACAATTTCAGAAAACGGACGGCCAGTCACGGTCATGTAACCTGACAACCTGCGTTTATCCGCCCTTTGTGTTCCTGTTTTTACGATACCAAGGTTAAACAGACTGTTAAAAACAGCAGGCTCTAACGTCCGCTGGTCGAATTTGACTTCTTTCATCCACTGATTAAGTGCTAATTGAAACGTATATGCAAATGGCTGAAAGGCAAGGTTGATTTTGGGTTTTATAACTACTTTGGGAAGTCCGCCGATGAGAAAGGGAAGCCATATAGATACTATCCTATCCACCATATTCATCGGATGCTGCTTTTTGCCTTCTATTTTCTTGGTATAACCAGAAACGTATGCTCTCTGCATATCGGCATTATTGGCATCCGTCTGCTTCTTAAACTGCCAACAGGTCTTTATAGCCTCGCCAAGCCTTTTAACAAAATTAGGTTTTAGAATTTCAACCATATCTTGGTCCTGTTTTGACGTTCACGCTTTTCAAGTCTCATTTCACGCTCTAACCAGGCGTCTGTACCAATTATCTTTTCCTCGAACCTCACGAAAGCCTTCGGTTGGTCTTCTGCCGCAAGACAACACAAGGCATCGGCTATTACCATATCTCCGTGAGCGGCCTTTGCGCCATCCGATTGCTCGATAAGACCGGATGGAATTACCTGTTTACCTTTGAAAATATAATCTTCACATTCCCTGATAGAATCTATATCCGGGTTAATGAATTTCATCTTATTCATCTGGGGCCGGAAAACAGCAGTCAAAGCAGCATTGTAATTTATCAGTAATTCGTATTTTTCCTTCTGATTACTGGTCCAACCGAGAGTATTCAATCTTTGGTGAAAACCTTTTTTTTCAGTGGTAGTTTTACAAATAAACGAATATCCAAGTTCTCTTATTCTCTTGAGAAACACCTGTCCTATTCCGTTATTCTCGAAGTTTAAAAACGGCATCAAGGAAAGCCCACCTACCCATATTCCTATAGCATATACCTGTTCGGCAAACTGTTCAGGCAAGGTGTAAGAGTCCGCCCATGAACCAACTTTCATTCTTGTATCCACATCGAAAATTGAACATACAGAGTTCGACTGACCCTGACCTAAGGATATATCACAACCTAAAACGTAATTGTGACTCTGAACGGGACGTGAACCGCCCAATTCGCCCCACCATTTCAGTTTTCCGTTACCTTCAATGAATTTAACGTTAGTAATCTTATCGTCACGGACGTTAAATAATATCTCACCTGTCCTGTCAGGGTTGCGGCCATGCTCTGTAATCATTCTTTGCGTGGTCATCGGTGTAAATACATTATCGCCCGACCCTATTTCGTTACCATCCAAATTGGTAGCGGTATCGAGAGGAGCGCGTTCTGATTCTTCTTTGTCATACCAGGGACTTCGCCATTTGGGTTTATCCGGCTGACCGCCGTCTGCGATGAAGGACACCTTCAGGTCGGGATAAGTATATAAAAGCTCCTCTTCGAGTTCGGAATAGGTGATTTCCTGCTCCTTGTGGTATTTATCAAACACCTTCGGAGCGAGATTCTTATAGTATCCAATATCAATAATTTTGATTTTGTTAATATCAGGTGAATAATACAAACCCCTGGCCTTAAAGGGGTGCAACCACCAGCCAAGGAACTTCGAATTTACACCTTTGGAACGACCTATAACACTTAACGGGTGATTTCTGTAAACTGAAGTTCCAACAAATATCCTGCAAGCAGCAGTGTCAGTAATGGCCCTGTCCATAGCTGCGGCTACATCATGTTTGACATCCTGAAATTCATCAAAGAATGACCATGTTCTACGACCGCTTCGACCGATAGCCTCAATGGTAGCTTCACCGTCAATGACATTGTCATTCCAGAGATTTTTTAAGTGTCGGTCGGTTCTTTCATACATCGGAACTACCCATTCAGGCAGCTTTTTTAACAGAAAATCAAGCTTGTAATAAAGGGTGTCAGGATTGCCTCTTTTATCGACTTTTTCCTCTTTAAATGAAGATACCAACCCGTATATACCGGGCGTAAATAACCATAGATTCATTCCGCAACCCAAGACAAGCCATGTAATACCTATTTCACGGGATTTTCTTCTCTGAAGCTTACCACCTTTAAGCATATAGCAATTAATTTCCTCGACTTCCTCATCCTGCCAGTCCCAAGTGTTAAATGGTAATATTCCATAAGGTTTGATGTTCGGCTTGGGCTGTTCGGTCCAGAACAGTGTCTTGAACGAAATCTGCGGCTTTACACGGCACATTTCGACAAAATCATTCCTCGCCTGCCTTGAAGAAGTTGCAAGATATTCATGCAAATCAGCCCTGAACAGAATGTTCTGCCTTGGGTCGAGTGGAATCTTCTTCAAGAATGCCTCTGGCGAGAGATTCAATCTGTTTTCTATTTCTTTGACCTGGGTCGGAGTCATAGCCTTCCGTTTTTCTAACGACCTCGGTACTCTTTTTCCATTGGTCGGGGAATCTATTGTTCATAAAGTATTCAATTAATTCAGCCCAGCCTGGATGGTGTTTTTTGTGAACTTTTTTCCTAAACTCTTTCCATGACAATTCTCCGGTTTCCTCATCTACGACACTAACGTAAGTTATCTCTTCCTCTTCATAATTATAGCCAAACGCTTTTACCAGAATTGCATTTGAAAGAACTCCCTGAAGCTTACTCATTGCTTCCTGATAGGCAATTTCTCCAGCCTTGTCATTTTTTGTATGATTATCATAACCAACCTGACTTACATTGAACATTCTTTTGACAATATGCTCATCAATACCAAGAGAAACAAGATTTTCATAAACATTGAGAAAGCATGTTCTATAAAAATTAAGGGCGTGTGATTTTACGGCAACATTCGATTTTTCATCTATCTTATTAGGTGGATTAGACGGTTTTCTGACGGGACAGATAGGCGACTTACGTTTTGAATAATTCGGCCTCTTTGATTTAAAAGCCCTGTTATTTTTTATAATCTTCAAGTCGTCTTTAAGATTGTTCTTGCTGATACTTCGTCTCTTTTTGCCGTATTCATCAATACAGTGTTTGCACCATGAATTTAGACCGTCCTTCGTATTTTTATAACGATAGAAATATTTCGCCGAAGCTTCGTACGAATTTCCGCACTTTCTACAGGTTTTAAGGGTAACTTCTTCCATTATCCCGTAACCCCTTCGGCATAAATCCATATCGGACAGGCTGCGCTCGCATCTACAGTCAAAGAAGCCGAAGCTGTACATTTCACGGCTTTGTTTTCCTTGCTCCAGTCATATTCAAAATGGCTACCGGTATCCGACAAAGGTATCGGGCCAAGATGAATTGTAGTAACTGCACCGGTTGTCTCACCCGAACCGACAGAAACTGTAATATCTGTCTCTGATTGAGCGTAAATTACGAGCTTTTCAAGATAATGACTCTCACCAGTAGATGCGGCGACAAGTTCTTCGCAACCCGACAAATCGGCACTATACTTTGATATATACCATCTTGTCCCATCGGAGGGCGGGGTTGCTATATTAATCGTATTGGTCGTAATTGCCATTTTACTGTCCCTTTATTTGTTCTTTCGATTTATGGGGTTCAACTTTTTCAGGATTTGGCGGGTTTTGACCCTCTATAGGTTTCGCTCCGAAAGCAAGGGCCGTGCATCGCCAGCAGAATACAAATTCGGCCTTGCCAAACTCTTTTTCAATCTCCTGAAAAGCCTGAAACTGCGGCTTTGATAACGTCAGCCTTTTCTGCATCAAAAAGCCGTAAAGACCATTTGGGGGCGTGCAATCCGCACCACATTTGTCACAAATCATTTTTCCTACTGAAATCATTTTCTTTGTCCTTTCACTATCATTCGCGCTATCGCCTTTCTTTTATCCGGTATATTTGCTCCATGCTTTCTTGCCACGTCGAGGGCAATGGCTACAGCCTGGTCACGCGGTTTTCCATGAGCCATCTCAGTCTTGATATTTTTGCCAATATTCTTTTTTGAGCCGCTTTTAATGAGTGGCATTTCACTTTCCTCTGGCCTGCTTTTTAGCCTTCATAACAATCGTCTTTGCTACCACATTTTTTGCCATAGCATTACCCCTAAATATGTTATAATCGTTATATATCATACAACCGTAATAAAGTAAAGAAATTTTTTATGCCGAACGGAAAAGACAAAGATTGGCTGAAAAAAGAGATTGCAAGGCTTTTGAGTTTAGCTAAAATAGGAATTCCTTCCAGAAATAAAGAACTAATTGATAGAGCTTTAGAACACTTAATCGAATTAGGAGAAGACAATGAAACTAAACCAAACAATCGCTCTTGTTCAGGGCAAAAAAACAAGAATTGCAAAAATAATAACTGAGGTACATCATGGCTGGCACAGAGACCGAATCAGTGGTATCAGTCGAACATATTCACCAAAAGACGATGACGGGCAGATGTTTCCGCCGGAAAGCAAACTTGTTCAGGCTAAAGTACAAGATATAATAGCTGATATTCAAGATGAACTGGCAGACTATTACAATATAATAGCCACACAGGAAAAGGGTAATACGCAGGCAATGGCGGATGTGGTAGTAAACGACAAGCCAATTTTAAAAAATGTTCCAGTATCTCTTTTACTGTTTCTTGAAAAACAGCTTATCGACCTGAAAACGCTTGCATCTAACCTGCCTACGTTGCCGACAGATAAAGAATGGTCTTTTGACTCGAACAAAAATTGTTATGCAACCAAAGCTGAAGAGACACTTAAAACCCAGAAGATAATTGAACCGATAGTCAAATATCATGCAACTAAAGAGCATCCGGCACAAACAGATTTAATCAACAAAGATGTAGTAGCTGGTAACTGGTCAACAATTCACCTTTCAGGTGCAATGCCGGAAAAGGAGCGAGAACAAATTGTTGAAAGAATTGAAGAATTACAGGATGCTGTTAAAATCGCAAGAGAAGAAGCGAACAGTTTGGAAGTCGAACAGGAAAAAATCCTTGGTAATGCAGTTTTGAGTTATATTTTTACAAGTGAATAGAGCGCAGGCTTAGACTTAGGCTTAGTCTAAAAACCACTGCTTTGCAGGTTCGAGTCCTGCCCTTCCCACTTGACGGGAAGGTGGCGGAATTGGCAGACGCACCAGAAATGGTGGCAGTGATTAGTTTCAGGCTATCGCTCTAAGTTAAACTCGTGGTATTTGTCGGGTCGAAGGCTGTTATTTTGTCGCTGGTTGCCGGTTCAAATCCGGCCCCTCGCTCCAGCAATTATTATATATTGCGAGGGTAGCTCAAACGCAGAGCAGAGCGATATAAGATTAAAAAACAGCTTAAACGTACAGCACCGGCAAAGTGATAATCTGCCACACAGCCATTTATTGGACTTGAAATCTAATGAAAGCGCTAATGATAGGCCCCTGTTGGTAGGGTAACTGACAGGGGCCGCTATTTAACGATTTTAATTTTATAGGAGATAATGATGTTCGGAAAAAACCCATTAAAAAAAACGACCGTCGAGGCACTTGAAAAAAGAATTGATTCGGCGGTCAAAAAGACCCTTACTGACATTCTTGGCAACATAGAGGATACTGATACTTTCAGTAAGAAAATCAAATCTCTCAAAGAGGAAATCGAGCAGCTCAAAAGCACCAAGAAAATCGAAGAGGCAGAAATCAAGCACCTGGTCAGAATGAAAGGAGAAAAGCTCGAACTGGAACATCAAAAGAAAGAAGTTGAGTTACAGGAAGAATTTGCCAAAAAACAAATGCAGCTACAGCAGGATTATCACGACAAGGTCCTCGCTCAGATAGAGTTGGCTCGGAAGGAACAGAAAGAAACTTATACGGAGATTATGAAACGCCTGCCGAATGTTAATATGGAAATCAAGCAAACAAAACGACGCTGATAGGTAAAATTGAAAAACAAAAACAAGAAGCAGAAAGGCAAAGATTAATGGGTGCTTTTACTTTTATTGGCCCTGAGTATTGGACAAATACAACTACAACACAGTCAAATTATTGGGTTTCTGTTGGTGACATACTCCTACCCAACAACACACCAAAACAACCCAAAAAACTCGCCACCTTCTGCGAAGAACTCTGGCACGACCTCAAAGACTGGCTTGACGTAGATTTGGCTTATTGATGAGGCTCTATCGTCAAAGGCGCTGGCGGGAATCAAACCCGCCATTGGAGAGCCGGAGGAGGTATCCAATGGAACCTTCACCCTTTGGGCGAACCCTCATAATCTCAGTCAGAACGCCTATTTTTTACTCTTTCGCTTTGGGGATTTCCTTGGTTTTGGCATTTTTAAAATACAATAACTGTAAACTGTATCTGATGGTCGGAATTTCCTCCTCACATTTGGTTATTGTAGTTGTTTTGCTCATTTCTGGTTCCTTTCTGTTTCTTACTCATAATCGGATTCTTTATCATGTTGATTAACAGTATAATAAAACATTATCATTGATACAATGGCCCCAGGAATACTATCAAAAATTACAGATGCAATACCACTAATGACGAATATCCATACTAAGACAAATAAAAAATCTTTGTAATAATTTTTTTTCATCTTGTCTCCTTAAAATAGCTGGCGAGCGGGAATTTCAACCCATTGGAAATATGTTTTACGCCAGCCAATAATTCAAACAACATCTTATCTCCTTAAAATAGCCAGCAACGCAGAATAGGCAGGATTTTTACCTGCTCAGCCTGAGTGTAGCCCTACGGCTGTTTCTTCCGACTTTCAGCATCGCATAACCTCGCAGGTGGGAAACTGACAGACCACGGATTGTTCGGATTTTTACTCCGAGACAATTCTCGCCATTTCTTCCGGCCTGCTTTTACATCAAAAGTGCCGGCACTACACATCTTAAAGGCTCTTGTATGAGTCCTTCGCTTCTTTATCCGTGCCCTTTGATGTCTGCCGGGCCGTCGCGCTGAACGAATTTTATCGCTCAATCTTCCCACGGTAGGTACTTACCCCACTTACTCGATTCGGTCGTGTCCTCATCCACAACGCTATTCCGCTTGACAATCCATATTTCAGGTTGCCCACGCTGGCTTAAGCAGCTTAAGGCTGGCAGGCAACACTTTATTGGCTCACCATGCTGCACTCTATAGCCCAGTCGTCAAATACAACAACGCTGCCAGCCCATGTATTTACTTGTTAAATAAAGTCTCTTGGTAATAATCCAAGCTCTTTTTCAACCTTTTCAAAATCGATTTTTTTACCGCATTTAGGACAATACTTGAACTTTTTAAATAATTTTAGGATTTTACGCAATTCATTCGATGGAAGATTAAGGCCAACATAATAAGTAGCCGCTTTAGACCTTACAAGCAAATCTAACACCTTTACCCTGCATAATTGAGGCTTACCAGCAATAATCCCGACAGCAAAACAATCGCAGGGTTTCATTTGGGTCTCCAAAACTTCCACCATTTGCGTTGGTAGTGGGAACATTGCTGGCCGCAACCTCGGCATTCATCAGGTTGCCAACGATTTCTTTCGCCTTTTTTACAAGGCCAAATACAATCTTTACACCGCTTCATATGGCTATCTCATATTTAACTTTCTTCATTTGGTCTTCCTGTAAATTCCTTCCTTGGCCGCCCTTTTTAATCTAAGGGTCTCTGTGTTCTTGCTACTATCTTTGCTGTGAACAAATACACAGGCAAGCTTTAGGCACTTCTTAATATCTTCGATAGATTTGAACCATCTGTCCAAATAAGTTGTTTCGTCCTCAAAAGCCATTCCTAACCGCCAGCCTTTCTTGCGCTCTTTAGCTATCCAACAGCATCGAGCTTTTTTGAATTTTGCCATAACTACCCTTTCTCAATTATTTTACATGCGTTTTCTAACCAATCTCTGAGTTCAGCCGCATCGTCGTCGTTGGAACCTGATTCATTGGACTGCTTAATATAATCGCGGGCCTCTAAAACAAACTCGTGATTCGACTGTCCACATGGTATAGATAACTGCTTTCTTGCAGCAACCAGCTTAGGAACAACTATATCTTTCCAAATAAAATATACATCGGGAGATAGGCTCTCTTGGCACATTTCATCAAGTCGCTTCAGGATTTCTGCTTCTGTAGTTTTTATGCTTTTATCGCTCATTTAACCTCCATAGAATAATCAATAAATATTAACTGTGTTGTAGTCTCCTTCTTCAACTAGGGTCTTTTCTCTATATCTGCCACTACTGATAAAGTCTATATTGTTCAGGCCGGTAAAATCCCAATCATCCCTGACTTTCTTGTCTATAGGAATTGGCTTGCCCTTCTCCGTCCAGATAATATCTTCAAGAGGCAACTTGTTAATTGCTTGCCGTTTTTGCATTAGGTCATATACATCCTCTATGGCTATCTCAACTTTCTTCATTTGGCCTCCTCCAATCTGTCCATCGGAATTCTGTAGGTCGTCATATACATTATAAGGTCGTTGCGGGGAATCCTTCTGAACCTCGAACCGGGAACCTTATATCCACCTAAAATGCCCTTATCAAAACACCTGATAATAGTTTGCTGGCTGACACGACAAATCTTAGCCGCCTCGCCGGTAGTGAATACGTCTTTCATGTTAATCCTCGTTTTTATCATAGGGAACCTGTAATCGGTCAGGAATCCACAAATATTGAATATTTCTGTAAACCTTTCCGGTTTTAGTATCTCTTCCAGCAACGCCAAAATCTACTTTGCCATATTGAAAACGATACCCAAGAGAATCTACTAATCTTGTGCCGAGTTTATGTTTCCTTTTGAATATATCCAACATCAGAATCTCCTTTTATTGGGGTGACTGGTGGAACTCGAATCCACACCCTTAGCGCCACAAGCTAATGTGCTACCAATTACACTACAGCCACAATAGCAGAGACAAGAATCGAACTTGCCTGAAGATGCTTATGAGACATCTGAGTTCACCAAAACTCTATTCCGCAATCCGAGTGGCAGGATTTGAACCTGCGGCCTCCTGGCCCCAAACCAGGCGAGTTACCAAACTACCCTACACTCGGCTTTCCCCTATCATACCAAGATTGTGCAGGTTGTCAAGGGTATACAGATACTTCCACCTTTAGATTCTTTTTGAGAGCATAGTCGATTACATGCCTTGTGCCTTTGCTTCTACCATCCCAAAAGGCGATTAAAACATCGGCATAATCAACCATTTTGCAGTTGCGTACAATGCCTGCTTTTTTACCCAAATTACTCCAATCCGCAGGAAATTGTTTGACTGGAATTTTGCGAGTTTTTGCCCAATTCTCCCCAATTCTATCAACCCCTTTTGCACAGCCAGAAACTACTTCGGTTATTGGAATCTCTTCAGCAAACTCATTAAGGCAATATTTAACATACTCTTCGTTTGTTATTGACCTTGAACCTGCAATTATGGTTTTCATTTTTCCTCCACGGGTTGTCAAGGAACGTCCAGTGATTCTAAAGATTCTTGTAGACAGCCAATCAATCCTTCAAGGTCTTCTTTTTCGTAAACTGCGTATAACTGACTATCTTCAAACATTCCATTCCAGCCATAACAATCAAAATCGAGAGGCAGAGAATCGCCTGTTTTTTGGGCATCCATCAATTTATTGGCGAAATCACCCGAATCCTCAGATTCAATATTACCAATTAAAGACATCTCAATATAATCACACGGCCATGTATCACCCTTAACCAATAGGCCGGTAAACACACAAGGCTCATATTCGGAATATACCGTCCCGGCGGGCATTTTTAGAAATTGCTCTTTATTGAGTATTTTCATTTTTTCCTCCATACCCTGCCACAACCGCATAAGCAAAGCATCGCATTATAACTCCCGGCAAAAATAAGAACTTACATTTCTCCGTTACTCCTCCAGCTTTGCAAGTATACCCCATACACCTGCACCAGTAAGAGCAGTAGCCCAAATCTGAACATCTTTGAAATGAATAAATGATATTGTTGCAAGAGAAATAACAGCGATTATACAAAAAATCTTACCCATCGTAAGCCTCCTAAAAACACCATTATAAAACTGAAAATCAAGATGTCAAGAAAATAGGCAAAATAAGTAAAAATCCTTGACAAAGCAAGGAAATATGGTAGGATAATTTAATGAAATCAGATGAATACAAAGAATTGAAGAAAGAGATAAGTCAACTTCGAGGAGATGTAAGACGGGTTGCGATATTACTCGGCAGAGTAACTGCCCGCGTCACAAACGACCCATCGCTCGATAAGGTGATTGACGAGGTGGAAAAGCATAACTAATGACTTGGAAAGAACTTAGATGAAAAGGGTTGCAAAAAAGGAGAGCAATATAATGATGAAAAAGTTCCTCAACTGGCTAATCGTGACCCGCTGCGGCTGGTATAAGCTCGGACGTAGAAAGAACGGCAAGATATTGGTCAAAAAGACAGAAATGACAAGTCGTAAACAAAGCCATCCGTACTGGCATTTCAGCCGGAATTGTGATGCTTTTGACTTCAACAAACCAAGTATAGCGGGAGAAGTAAATTTCGTAAAATCCACGTTTTCAGGCGAAAAATGAAGGTTAAATGCTCTATATGTGGAAAAAGACGAATACCTGAAAAGGGAGACTACTTCGATACAATAGTCCATCCATGCTATATAAGGCTTATTCCCCGTAAACCAATCTGCAAGAAATGTGTCAAGACAATAATGACCAATATGTCAATGATTTACTCAGAAACGGCAGTTAGATTAGTAAATAACAGAAGAGCAAACTATCCCTTTGTGCGCCTTGAGTAAAACCTTGACTTAAACCACTACAACCAGTATAATTAGTACAGACTTAACATGCTTTGTAAAAATTGCTATTCACGCAATCGAAAATACGGCACTGACAATATCTCAAAAGTGGATAAAATTAATGTCGGCCGCCTGAAAAATATAATGAAACAGGGAATGTTCAGGGCTAACGAAAAACAAGAAAATATCTATGAAACAAAACATGGTTCAGGACATGGATAAGAAACCCCAATTCTAAGCAAATATCAAGCATACCATCCCTATTAGTCAAATAGCAATCAAATAAGACTAAGAAAGAAAAAAGAGACAGGCATATATAATCTTCCCCTACTATAGCACTAGCAAGCCCCCTTATCGGACTACCCGACACCCCCTACAACCCTTATAATCATTACAACCCTACCGCTAAAGTCCTATAATAACCCTTCAATGAAACATAACTCTTATTATAGGACCTAATCATAGTTTGGTAGCAGGTTGCCCTCTGCGTCTATCTCAGGGATAATAACAACCTTGCCCTTCATTAGCACAGTATCTCCAGGCTTGTGTACTCTGGGATTGTAAGCTGGAGGCATATCATAAGTAGGGTTCGGCTTGGCGCAGATAGCGTCCATTTGGGCTTGCAGGTCTATTATAGTAGGTTCGACAGTTCGGGTTCGACAAGAATCGGCCAAAGGTTCGACAGAATCAGGCTTAGGGTTCGACAAAGGTTCGACAAATCTACCCTCAGCCTTGAGCTTTAGGCGCAACCTCTTCCTCTTAATCCACTGCTTTTGATAGTCTCTCTTAGCCTGTCCTGTGAGCGGCATGGTCTAACCTCTAATCACCTTCTATTCGTCGATGCTGAGCAATCCTCGTGCGTTCTACATGGTCCTATAACACTATTTTAAGTATTTTCAGGGATTTCGTCAATCTTTTTTTGCAGGACGTTGATTAGATGTTATACTTTACTTGGAGGCTCATTGATAATTGAATACGGGCCGTAGAAAGAGAGGTTTGTTATGAAAACTAAGCGGCATGGTTTTTATCTTTGGACATGGCAAGAAGTCAAAGGCGAACAGCACAACTACGGTTGTAATGGTTGTTTCAAAAGTTTTATAGCTGCAGAAAGACAGTATTTGTTTGTTTGCAGCATCCATAAGGATAAACTTATCAGAGGCGAAATCCGCTGTGAAATTGGATAACCTTTACTCTTGTAGCCCGTATTCGTTTACCAATAGCTGTTTGACAAGTTAATAATAATAATATAGTTAAGTTTTGAGGATTATAACAATGTTTGGATTAACTTTACACGAGTTTACACTACTGTTTTTAGGCTGTTTCTGGGCACTTTGTTGAAAGGATAAATCATGTTTATTAAAGCCTTCTTAGCTGGATTTGCCTGTTTAATCACCTGTCTTTTGATTGGCAGTGGACTCGGAATCTTTCTTGGCTGGCTTGCTCTGTAACTTACACGGTCTTTAGCCCTGCTTCGGCGGGGCTTTTTTATTAACTTTTGAGCGTATCTCAAGGATGCGGCTTCTAACCGCCTGGGCCGCCTGCTTTACCCGCTGCATCTGCTTACGCACCCGGGTTCCAGCAGCTTTATTGCCTCCTATAGCCTTGTTGATATCCGCCTCACACTCAGCAACTAGTCCTTTTAAATCTTCATATTCTTGCATTCGAGTATTCCTCTAATATAATTTTAGACTACCTAAGGATTTATGTCAATATCTTGGTTATCGCGGCCACTTTTCGGAGAATTCGTCAATGAATCTTCACGGCCTTTTTGCATCTTTTACACCATGCCCACTTTTGGCCGTTTTTGTCAATAAAGGCTAAATCTCGACATTGATGCCGTCTTTGAATTAAACAAGCTATTTTACCACGTAGTCCGATAATTCTATTTTACCTAAATTAGCAGATTTTGCTTGGATACCCGACGAAGATGTATTATACTATAAACGTAGGAGGTATCAAGTAATTATGGCAAAGAAAGCAACCAAAAATACGACAAACACGGACCTAATCTATGATATTCTCAACGACCAATAGGAGATTGAAAGATGGGACGAGGTACACTAACAAACGAAGTAAAAGAAAAAGCTAAGGAATTGTTTGGATGGGAAATCGATGTTACCGAATTAAGGCTGATTCCATATCTTTTGTATTGCTGTGTAAATAGCGAAAACATCGACGTGCGTAAATGCTATCAGGCCGAAAGGGAGATTTTGAGTAAATGGCGCAAAGCCGGTTTAATTGAAGGCGGAGCATCCGATTTGTATGTAACTCGAAAGATGTGGGATATAGGAAATGAAATAATGTGGATAGCCTATGCTAATCTTTAGGTTTTCCAGCCTACCCTCTGCCCTCTACGGAGGGCGGGGATGTATGCTGTTAATGAAGTAAGCTAAGAAAGTGAGGTAATGAAAATGGCCAAACACAAAAAATGCGAAATTTGCGGGTCAACAGATGATGTTCGACTCATACAACACGATATGGTCGGCCCGGCCAATAATGCTGAGGAGCTAAACGATTTACCAGACGAAGAATACCTTTGCAGAACTTGTCGCGAAGAATTAAAGGCAGGAGAATGACCGATGGCAAAGAAAAAAACAAGAGATGAGCAATTCATCGAAGATTTATTCGGATATATGATTTATTGCTCAAAAAACGATGTTGACCCTTCTCAGGCTTATACTAACTTAGTCCACGATGTTGCTGGTTGGTATGGAGAGCGAAACGAAAAATGGTGGAGCCCCCGAACAACAGGATATGCCAAATATATAAAATAGCTTACACGGTTCTAAGCCGCTGTTGTCCTGTGACGGGGGCTGGGCGGCAACGGCTTTTTCCTCAGACTCCGGCTATCACGGTAAACCGGAGTCTAAGGAGGTAAGGCGATGAAAAGTCTATAATCGTTATAATCGTAACACAGATTCACGGATTGTCAAGAAAAATCAGGAGGCGATATGAAAACCGTCAAAAGAACAGAGCAAGTCAATGTCCGACTGACAAAAGTTGAAAAAGCTCTGCTCTTGGGATATGCAAGAAAACATGGGTATCGAGGCTTGAGTGACTGCCTAAGAGTGATAGTGTTAGCTAAAATCAAAGGAGGTAGAAATGGCTAAGAAGGATTTATCAAGACAAATAAGCGCAATCTTACAAGAATGCTGTCCAGCCTTTGTTAGAAAAAGAGACTCTGAGTCTGGAAGTGAATGGCATTATTGTCATTGTAACGCCCAAAATATGGACCCTTGCGACTGCGTTTGGCAGATTACTGATACTTGTATCGCAGGCACATGGCCCCAGTTAGCTTTTCTGAAAAAATTAAAAAAGCAACAAGAGGAACAGTTGGCTATGTTTCTCGAACAAGCAAAACGTGCGTGCAAAGGTTAAAAAAGTCAAACAAGAATGAAACATAACAGGAGAATAAAAGATGAAAAATAATAAATGGTGTCCACTAATGAGCAAACCAGTTGCAACAAAAGATGATGGTGATGTAGCCAGAGTTGGTGTAGAGTTGGTAGAATGCGCAGAAGAAAGATGTGCTTTTTGGGTTACTTCCTGGACTACTGAAGGGCCAACAGCGGGTTCGTCTGGACAAGTCTCTGGCTGTGCTGTTGCAATTATAGCTATGGGACACAAAGTTATTGTATAAAACATAACAGGAGAATGAGATGATAAAAGCAGGTGAAAAAACTGTCATATATTGGGTTTGTCCTAACTGTAATAAATACAATGAGATAGAAGAAAGAGATGATAAGCCACTGCCCAATGAATTAGAATGTATACATTGCGGATATGACGAAGAATGGGAAGAATCTTAATGAAACATAACGCCTGTTATGGGACTAAATAAGAAAATCTTCTACTCTCATTCTTCCTCCAGTTCGGCAAGCTCGGCCTGTAGCTGCTCGGCAATGTCTTTGCTTCCATGTGCGTAGCCAAGGCAATAGCTAAACTCCGGGCAGCCTTCACAATTCTGGGGAAAAGTGCAGCGGCAATGTCCAGGCAAGCCCATTCTGCGAGATTTAGCCTTTTTCCCAAATTCTTCTATCTCGGTCACGGGGCCTCCTTGTATCTCATTTTTTCAGCAAAGCCTCAATCCTCCTGAAAGCCTTCTCCGCCCTGCGAGAGGTCTCGGTGGGTATTTCCATAGGAATATCAACGTCAATGTAGTCCTCGGACTTCTTGACACCGGGTGCAAAGCAGTTCTTTTGTTCGTGTTTAATGTTATTTTTCACGGAGTACCACATACTTGGGAATGTCAGCAGGTTTGGTACAATCCCCTTTCTGTCTTCTTGGACACCCTACCCATCTTTCGCCGTTTTCGTCTTCCCAGGCGATGAAATCAGGTCTGTTAAGAAATGCAGTAAGGTTATCACCTTCAGCCATTAGCCAATTATTTGAATGATTTTCAACAGGCAATTTCTTTTCCTTCGGCTCCGGCTGATAGTCAGGCTTGATGCGGTAGGTAAGCTCAAAGTTCCATCCACCAGAAAAAGCAGGTTCCCAAAGATTTCGACTTCCTCTAACTTGGCAATTACCCTTGCCTGCCTTCTTTAAGCATTCCTGCTCCTGCTCACTCAACAACCCAAAACATACCTTGTTGTCTTTAAGCTTTTCTATCAGGTCTTTCATAAGTATTCCTTAATTAGCTTTTTCTTTCTTCTTTTCTTAGACATAAAGATTGCCCTGTTACGCTTACGGAGGATATTTCGACATCGTATAAGGAAGAGTATAAATCTTTTTCCCTTACTTGGCTGAAAGCCAATTTTACAGTTGTTTTTTAAATTGTCAAGGCCAAAGTTGTTTAGTGTTAAAAGTCAGCAGGATAGTGTTAATAATTTCCTGCAAATAGCAATATCGTGTCAAATGTAGCAAGATAGTGTTATTTCTCAGCAGGATTGTGTTAGTAGGGCTATCGCCACGTCTTTAACTGGATTTTAATGTATTGCTGCAATATTAAATTCAAGAGTATAGTTGTATTTAGCTGGTGGTCTGCTACTTATTCTTGCAGGTCCAATTACAGCTATCTGCCAACCATGCTCAGCTAAGTATTTTTTAATGGCTTCAACCATCTCTTCTTGCAATTTGTCGGTATGCGATATTTCTTTCATAAAAACAGCTTTTAACCATCTTTTAATATCCTGTGCACCCTGACCTCCATAGGTGCTTCTATCCCTAAAGACCATTTAATGCCTTTTTTGGGTTTTTTCTTGACGCCTATCTCTATCCTCCGCCCGCAGGGGCAGTCAAGAACTATTGTCTGTTTTGCTAACTGATTGTCTATTGTTAGTGCGAGCATATTTCACCTAAAACAGAAGCCCCGCCCTTGTTAGGAGCGAGGCTCATATTTCACAACTTGGCGAATGGGGTCAACCAAGACCAAGCTTTTGAACAAATTGTCACAGACCCCGTTCATAGTTGCCTTATACCATATCACTGCCGGGCTTGCAAGAACTTTTTTATAAATTTTATTCGTTATAATTGTTATAATCGGCAGATATTTCTTTGAAATTCTGAGAAATTTGTAAATTTTAGTATTAGACAGAAAAGAAGTTTTGGTATAATACCAGCGGCAAAGGAGGTTCCTATTAAACTCTTATTGGAAGATTTTACCTCCCGCCGTTTATGAAGTCAGTAGCTCAGTTGGCAGAGCGCCTGTAATCTACTTTTCGCCTCTGGCAAATAAAGTTCCTATTAAATAGGAACAGGAGGTCGCAGATTCGAGTCCTGCCTGGCTTCTTTATTTAGGAGAAATGTATGCTAACCCTGAAATTATTTAATGCAGTATTGTCAAAAAAATCTTCTCAGAAGCCTTTTGTTTCGGAACAGGGATATATTATCGAGCCGGGCGCTCTCTGGGCAAAAGACAGGATTATCAAGTATTATCACGAAGAAAAGCTAAACGGCAACGACCTTAATAAGACTTTTCATAAATCGTGGTCAAAGATAAAAAACAGTACCCGATTTGAATTGTTCTGTCATCAAATCGTACATTACATTTCAACCTACGGAAGTAATTTTCAGGTTGAAATGTATATACCGAACGAAATTTTGGATTTGCCGGATGTCAAATTAACTTACAAGGTCATTAAAGCTTACACCAAAAAAGGGCTGGTTGAAAAATGTTTGCATATGCTCAAATCCGGCATAGCCCTCAAAGAAGAAACAATTAATGATATTCTTTCGGTATTGGTTGAAGAATTAGGGTATAGCTTTACAGGAAAGGAAGAGATTAGAAATAAAGAGGCTATTGTTAAAATAGCAGACCTGTATGGGGTTTTGCCTGCCAATACGATGGAATTTTTCAGATATGTCATCTACAGGGCAACTGGCGAATCTCTGCTTATTAAAAGCGAGGATGCGATAAAAGCAGTAAAAGATTCAAATTATAATCCATCTGTCCAGTTCAATAAATTTGGTTTGATTAAGTTGGCGGCGATATTCAACCGTTTCAAGCCGTTGTTTTTAGCTTTCAAAAACAAATGCCCGAAGACAATAAACAAAATCGGCAAGCTGTCTAAATCTCACCATAAGCCGTTAGCAGAGAACCCATTAAACAGGGCCACAAGTGTATTATTGACCGATAGTTGCATTAAATGGCTGGATAACGCTACTCCTTATGCAATATTTAAAGCTTTGTCGGCGTGTCATGCAAGAAAACTGGGCCAGGAAGCTTTTGTATATCGTATCAGAAATGGAAAATCCTGGATTGCCGAAAATGAATCCTGCCCCGTAGTAAATCAAAACTTTGATTTTTTAATAGAGTATTTGAAACAAAGATACGATTTGTCCGGCAAAAGAATATTCCTGCCGCAAAATATCGAATACGGGCTTCCGACATCTGAAAAAATGTATGTCGGAAACGTTCCGACAGGAACAAAGTTTTATGGCAAAAGAATGGCTGTTGGTATTTACTGGGAAAACTCTTGGGGTGCGCGGGACCTCGATTTATCCGGTGTAAATATCGGCGGAAAAGTCGGATGGAACGCAGCCTATAAACAAAGCGGTGATTCATTAATGTTTTCTGGCGACATTACAAATGCTCCGAATGGGGCAGTTGAGTATCTTTATGCAAAATACGGATTGTTATCACCCACGTTAGTAATGAATAATGTATTTTGTGGTGATGCAGATTCAGGTTACAAGATTATCATTGGTTCAGGCGATGATATCACAAAAAATTACATGATGAATCCTAACAATCTTTTTGCAGAAATAAAATGCGAGTCTGTTCAAAAGCAAACAGTATTAGGCATATTTATTCCTAAAGAAGAAAGACAGTGTTTTGTTCTTTTGAACTTCGGTGCGGGAAATGCAAGAGTTTCCGGCAATTCCAAATTATCTGATATTGCCACAAGAGCGCTGTATCAGCAGTGGAATAATGCTTTGGGCTTTAACGAGCTAATCGCGTTGCTCGGTGCAAAGATAGTAGAGGATGATTTTGAATACGATTTCTCGCTGGACACCTTAGAAAAGGATTCCTTTATGAAATTGTTATCGTTATAACCGCTATAATCACTACAACCGCTAAACTGTGGTCAATCCCTATAACTGACGGAAGATTTTCAAATAATTTTATCTCTTCTGCTTACCGTGTATTGAATCACCCGCCTGAAACGTATATATTAAGTTCAGACATGGAGGCATTATGTGGGGAAAGGAGACCCTGTTAAACAGGGCAAGACGCAGTATATCAATTAATGTTAGAATTGTTAGTCACTTTGTAAACGAAAACGGTTCGTCGCCGCTGCTGCGTCTTGCTTTTTATAGGAAAACATAAATGCACGGAATAGGTGATAAATACGCTGATATTATGAGAGACGGAATGCCCGAACCCCAAAGACATGAGTTTAACTGCGATTGCGGCAAGACCGTATTTGAGGCCGATACCCTCAAGTGCGGTCAATGCGGTCATGTAGGCTGTAAAAAATGTATGGTAAAAGTTCTCGGAATCCCGTTCTGCGGCTCAGGCTGTCGGGATGCATGGTATCTAGATGGGATAAAGGAAGAAGCCGCTAAAATCGATGCCGAGGAAATCCTTGATTTAATAAGAGATTGGGAGGAAAATGGCTAAGTATGTGATTAAGAAAGAGTGGCAAGGCGACCATTATAGCTGGTTTGCCTATAAAATTACAGGATGGTGGATTTTCAAAGTAGAGTCAATTGTCAGAAATTGTTGCAGCATCCATAGTGCTAATCAGTGTGAAGAAAGGCTTAAAAAAGCTATCAGCAAAAGCTTTGAGCCTAAAATCGTCAAGGAATTAGAGCTATGACCCCTGAGCGACAAAGGCGGTATAATTATTTTCGCATGTTCCATCCTTCATGGAGCAAGGTAGAAATCGAGCAATATATTGAGCAATACATAGATGAGCAGGATGCAATGTACCCGGCCAAAGGGCAGAAGCTAAGGAAATATCTACATGATAACGATAAAAGACCTAACTGAAAAATCTAAAATCGGTCAGAGAATCGGAGGGTTAACCCTTTTTGTTAAAACTCGAAAGAAACATTGGCAGGTTAATGATGTCTGGTGGCAACAAATAATTGTAATGGACGAAACCGGCGAGATGCCAGCCGACGTAAAGTTGGGCAAGAACGAAAAGTATCGTCCTTATGTAAAATGCGACAAGCTTATCAACTGCATAGTGACCATTCAGGAAGCCGAGTATTTAGCCAAAGACAGAAAAAAACTGGTTATCGAACAGTTTGAATACGAAAAAGGTCCTGCCGAACCTGACTTGTCGCCTTTTAAAATGTGGCAGGCCGGAATGGAGCCACCGCAGGTAGTCAGGGGCAAAATTATGTGCTGGTTGGTCGCTGCATATATACAATCGGGTAAATGGACAACGGAAGAAGAAATTGTGAATTTTGCTGAAAGTCAGTATTTAATAGGAACTGTTGACAGAATTATGGAAGGGTGATTATGAATTTTCAGACAGCAAGGGCAAATCCAGGTAAATTTACAAAAATGATAGGCACGGCAACCAAGCTCGATATAAAATCCGGCGATTATGGTCCGTATGGACTGGGTAGTATCACAGATACCTACGGTGAATCTCAGAATGTACTCTTTGCCAGTAGCGAAAAATCACCTTTAGTAGGCGATTCCTGTCTGCACCAGCCCGCATCGTGGGCGGTGAGATACGATGCTAATACTCAAAAGTACAAAGTCTATTTTGAGGGCTTTCAAATAGAGCATTCTACCACTTTCCCTGCACAAATTTCTCCGCCCCAAATAGCTCATCCTGTTTCTCAACTCCCCCCTCAGGGGCCTCAAAATGCCCGCCAAGCCACAAACGCCCGCCAGGTAAGCCCTGATAGCCTGTTTATTGGAAAACAAGCCGTCTGGAAGGGTTATTGTGAGGCTGTAAAGAACTCGGAAGGCGCTTTTGATGTTAATATTGCTATAGACCAGTGCTGGCAGGTCTGGAATAAATTTATGATACCGGAAGCTCAACCGCTTGAACTTGCCAATAACCCGAACGATTTTCAACAATTCGCAGACGAGCATCCTGTCGAACAGGATGGGAACCCTTATTAATGGAACCAGTTAAAATTGCTCAACATATAGAAGGTATAATCAGGGAAATCGGCAAGTGCCGTCGAGAGATAGAGGATAAAGGCATTGCAAGGGCGAAGGCTATAAAGAACTATGATATGAAACTTGGCATTGCCATTGTAACCTTAAAAGAAGAAGGTAAATTCCCTGCTACTTTGATTGAAAAAATAGCCAAGAAAATATGCGCCGCTGACAGAGAGGAGCTGGAGATAGCCGAATCAGGGTACAAAGCTGGTATTTGCAATCTCGAAGCCCTTAAGGCACAACTTAATGGATACCAAAGCATATACAGGCACTTGGATGAAACCTGACCCTGAGTGGCGAAAGAAGGCGAATGAAACATAATTTCTTTTATGGGACGTTATGATAAGAACATGGCTAAGCCTGAATTAAAATTTGTTGAAAAATGCTGTGCTACTTGCCGTTATTGGCGTTATTGGTTAGGTGATAATTGTCCACAAGGGGGTACAGAATGTTTATTGCTTGGAAGAAGCCTTTCTGCGGCTGTTTCTGAATCAGATTGGTCGCATAAAGCACGTTATTGTAATGGGTGGAAAAAACGACCTAAAGAATGGTGTTTCAGAGTAGACAAAAATCCTTACTGGAATGACCCTTATATTTCAAGAATAACCCTATTAAACTTACGTAGAAGATTAAAAATTAAGTGAAACATAATCCCCATTATAGGACTGTAATTGAAAGGAAAACGGCACTAATTGCATTTTTGTTAAAAGAAAGCGAGGTGCAGAATGAAATATTTTCTTCTAAAATTTGTTATAGTTTTTTTCCTCTGTTCTTTTGTGTGGGCTGTTGATTGCGACCCGAACCAGGGGGAGGTCTCTTGTATGTGCTGTAATTGGTTATGGGAAGGCTATGGGGACCCTTGTTTAGGTCCATCAGAACTATTTGTAATTTTCACAAACATCCACAAAAACCCTTATATATGGAATAGCCGACTTGCAGACCCTCCGAATAATTATGTGTTCAGGCTCACAAGAACAGGCCCTTGCCAGTGGCGATACCAAGAAGATTATTTGTCGTTTTGGTTTATCTATGTAGATATAACAGAAGATTACGGCTACAATGTCCAGCTTATAGATAGCCGGGAAATTCTGCACCATGTGTTCTTCAGCTACTTTACGGCAAAGCAGCGTGCTTGCAAAGAAGTTTATTGCAACGAAGAAAACAACTACACCTTCGGCGGGCAAGCTCGCTTATTGTTCCCCGGAAGGTCCCTCGGCTGCAGAGAAATCTGGGACCTGAACGAGGATGGTATAGTGGATTTGTTAGACTATGCCTTACTTCTTGAGGCTTATCCAGATGGTGTTCCAACATGGATATTAGCCAGTCTTATGGAAAACTGGCTATGTGTGGTCTATAATTAACAAGTTAATAATAAGGGCCGGGGCCTCTCTCTCTTTCCTCCAACTCTCCCACCCCGGCTCTTTGATATGTAGTATGTGTCAGGGCAAGAGGCCCTGATTACTGCGGGATAAACTAATGGTAGGTTGCTACGCTCATAACGTAGATAGCGTGGGTTCGACTCCCACTCCCGCTATTACCTGCTGTGTAGGCAGGTAGTACTAACAGCCTGAAGGGCCTTGTCCAAGCAAGCAAGGCCCTTTATTGAAAATTGAGCTAATTACAAAATAGGATTACAAGATGAGATATAAAGCCAAAAGAGGAATAGGTGTACCAGTTAAAGTGGCGGGCGCAGAGATTAATCGTCTAATCAAGTTGCGTGGTGATAGTATTACGCCTGCACAGATTGTAAAAGCTGCCAAGAAGAAATCAAGTCCTATTCATAATTGCTTTACCTGGAACGATACAGAAGCAGCTAAAAAATGCAGACTTCTCGAAGCAAGATATTTACTTCGTATGGTTACTGTAGTATATGAGGAGAACAAAAAAACCTATACTACAAGAGCATTTGTTACAACTAACGATAGACAATATCGAACTATTGAATCAGTCCTGTCAGACGATGAGCTTCGGGAAGAACTATTAGAACAGGCTAAGGCAGATTTGAAAGCTTTCAGAGATAAGTACAGACAGTTAAATGAGCTGGCAGCAATATTTGAAGCAATAGATAAACTATAAAGTTCAGTTTTGTTACGTCCGGTTCTATTACGTTAAGTTGGATTTTGGCAGGTTAAGTCAAGTTGTGTTGAGTCAGTTATGTTCAGTTCGGTTATGTAGGGTTTTCTTGCGTTATGCTAAGTCAGTCTTGTTTGGTTAAGTTGTGTTCCGGTAATTTACGTTCCGGTCGGTTTTGTTATGTCAGTTCGGTTTTGTTACGTAATGTTGCGTTCAGGTGAGTTCTGTTGGGTTCAGTCAGTTGAGTTACGTTGCGTTGAGATAATTTCTGTTTTGTTGATTTTAGTTTTGTTGGGTTCCGTCAGTTGTGTTACGTCACGGTGTGATATGCTGAGTTGGATTGAGTTACGTTTTGTCAGTTTTGCTATGTTAGGTTCAGATAGGTTGAATTATGTTAAGTTCTATTACGTTATATTAGGAGAAAGATGATGGCAAAGAAAAAAGAAGAACCGATTATCATTAAGAAGCCGGATTTCAGAATGCTTGAAGTGAAGATTAAAGGAATCACACCCTTGAATGTCCACAGATTAGGCAAGAAACTTCAGCAGGAATTTGAAGAAAGAGACCAAAACAAACCTAAAAAGAAAAAAGGGCCGAGAGATTATGAGGTTGAGTTCAGGGATTCTCTTTATTATATTGATAAGAACAACATAGAAACCACAGCTCCCAAGAAAATCTCAGCAAAAACTCGATTTGGTTATCCCGCCAGCGGCCTGAAAAAAGCTATGGTATTCGCTGCGAGACAATACGATAATCTGAAAATGACCGAACTCAAAGGTCGATTTTTTGTTATTGGTGAGTTTATCCACATTGAAGGTAAGCCTGAAATGGATAAGTTCTGGCGAAGAATAGGCGGTAAAGGTCCGGGCACAGGAACACCAGACATAGGTATCAGGGCTGTTTTTAAAGACTGGAAATCAAAGATACAAATAAGATATAATGCTGATGTAATTTCTGCCGAATCAGTTATTAACTTACTCGCTACCGCAGGACAAGCAGTAGGCTTAGGTGAAGACAGACCTGATAAAAATGGTAACAGCTATGGACAATGGGAAGTGGTATAAATGACCTCTTTCTTCACCAAAGACCGGCTTGCTGATTAAGGGGAAAAAGGTGGAATTAGAAATTAGAGATGCTATAGAGAAAGCTATCAAAGACCACGAGGCTCGAATGCACACTGGCAAGGGTAAATTTACGCCGCCTACCCACAAAGAAGTCCTTGCTTATGGCAGTGAATTAGGTTACGAATGGGTAGATGCCGACAAATTCATAGACTCCTACAGCACCAAAGGCTGGATGGTAGGCAAGACAAAGATGAAAGACTGGAAAGCGGCTTTGCGAAATGCTATCCGTGACGGCTGGGTCAGAGTAAGGAGAAAGCCAACACCCCCACCCCAGAAAACATGGAAATGCGAGATACCCGAAGAAAAACTAGCTACACCTGAACAGAGAGCCGAAATAAGAGAAAAGTATAAACATATCCTAAAATCTTGCGACTACGGTTTTAGGAGCAATAAGGTCAAGGAACAAAAACGGCAGATGAATATAAGAAAATTGGAAAAATGAGCGAACCTTGTATGTGTTTTTATTGTGTTACACATAGACAATTATATCAAGCTAAACAGGATAGGGATGTTGAAACACTGGTAAACATAGCTGAAAAACTTGGCAATCGAGCTATAAGTGCGGAATTTGACCGAGATTATTGTGAGAATATATTAAATGGTACTTGGCCTAACGCAAAGGAAATATTGGAAAGAGCCTTAAAGAAAATGGATAAAAAGGGTCATACCTGAATGGGTCAATTTCTCACGTGGAAAAGATGTATTAAGCACAGGTATGAATAATGAATATTTAGAAAGGAAAATAAATGAGCAATTTAAATCTAAAATGTAAATGCGGATTTCAATTTTCAGGACCGGGAGAATATCGGAATTGTGATGCCTTTGTAACCAAAGACGGCCACAGCGGAGTTATTTGTCCTGAATGCGGAAAACAATACGTAGGCGGCGTTGAAGTTGAAATTGAGACTGAACCAACACAAGAAAACAGATGAGTTGAGGAGATGAAATTAATACCTCTTTCACAAGGCTATTTTGCTGAAATAGATGATGATGACTTTGAGAAAATCAATGCTCATAACTGGTGGGTTCATATAATGAGGAATAAATACTTTTATGCTGAAGCAAGAATCAATGGTAAAGTTATATCAATGCACCGATTCATTATGAATTGCCCCAAAAATAAACAGATAGACCATATTGACCATGATGGATTAAATAATCAAAAGAGCAACTTGCGAATTTGCACAAGTAGGCAGAATCAGCAAAATAAATATGGTCGCCAAAAATCGAGCAGCAAAATTTATAGGACGGTGAAATGGATATAAAAGACGTAATTCAAAATGCGGTAAAAGTTAAACGCAATGAGCAACTTAAAAATTCTCCACAATTTACATTAGGTGAACTCATAATGAAGCTCGAAGGGTTTGCTCAAGACTTACAGGTAGTCTTTGACTTTGATGATATGCACCCTACTTCAAAAACAAGTCTTTGCAGTTGGCGTGGTTCTTATGACGAACTTGCCATTGAATATACAAAACAAGGTCTCGGTCCTGAATTACATGAGTTTTTGAAACGACTACGCCAAGCAATAGGAGAGACTTTCCTTGGCTGGAAAGGCGGCGAATTTGTGATGGGCAAAAGAACGCCACTTTGGGTTGATAATTGTGGCGATGGAGGGCATCGCGGCGTTGTTGGTGCAAAAGTTAAAGACCGTAGAGTAATAATTCAGACGGCTGAATGTGAATATTGAATGAGTGAACCATAATCCACTTGTCATTTATAGGACGCTATTATGGAAATAGTTATTACTTATACCTTGCGCGAATTTTTGATTAGTGTTTGGAATGACGCCGAACAGACCTGTGGCAATTCACGATACCACCGGGGGCTTGATTGCTGGCTTATGAAAAGCAAAAAAAATATACCTAAATATCTAAAGCATGAATATCAATCAGGAAGAATCCTTGTATCGGATATATTCCCAAAATGTAGCTGTGACAATATAAAGTAACCCCTAACCCACTTGTTATTTATAGGGCCTTCCGATAAAGTATGGGAATGTTTGATTATATTAGCTTGAGATATAAATTGCCTATTAAAGTGCCTGATATTGAAAAAGCTAAATGGCAAACAAAAGATACGCCAGCAATGTTTCTCGACCATTATATTATCATGGAAAATGGTCAACTGTGTCATGTAGATTACAAATTAAAAACTGTTAAAACTAATGGTTGGCCTAATTTTTATTTTAAGCAAGTGAAACGTAAACTAAAGCAATGTGACTTTACGGGTAGCATTAACTTCTATGATAATTTACCAACTGGATGGTGGGAGTTTTGTGCAATGTTTGAAAAAGGCAAACTAATCAAAATTATACCAATAGAACAAGGTAACAGTGAAACATAACCTATCTTAGCGGACGTAAAGGAATAAGACAATGGCAAAAAGCGAAGCAATTTTTGGTGGGCCAATGTTTAGGCAAAAGTCAGCTTGTGAGGATGCAGGAATATGTGAAAACAAGGTCAATCGGTCGCGTGGCTGCTTTAGACCCAAAGAGGGTGGACATTACAACCATTTCAACGTTTATACAGAAAAGGCTATGGAGCTTTTAAGGCAGATATTCCCAGAAGGCAAAGCAGACGAGTGTAATTTTGTTCTGTTTTCTACATCGGGCGTTCATGGTTCTTATGCAACTATTGAAGATATTGAAAAAGAAGGCGGCGAGTTAACTTTTGTAATTATCCAGCCCCGATTATGCACAATACATTATGGGAATTGTTTACCTCAAACAAAAGCCGATTATGAATTTTTGAAAAAGGTGCGACAAACAAGCTGGGAAATAATTCCAGAAATCGGCAAACATAGAGAAAGCAGTGTAACATAATAACTATTATAGGACGTAAAAATGTCAAGTGATGCAATAGTCAAGAAGCGAAAATGCAAAGCCTGTGGCGGCGAGGAAGTAGTCAGAGAGTACGACACCAAGGAACGTGCTTCCAAAAATATGCCCTACCAGGTACAATGTACCAAATGCAAAAGATGGTATGATTGTAATATTATATAATGCCTATAACCCAAGTAACCTACGTTATAGGACTAAGAAATGACCTTTAAGCAAGCCCTGAAAAAACTAAATATCGAAGATTATGGCGAAAGAATTTTCAACAGCAATTCTCACGGAGAATTGTTTCATTTGGCAGATTATATCTTACTTGCCGAAACTGCCCCAGAAGATATAAGCTGGTTTAGGGAATGGTTTATTTGGATTGTGGAAATGGCAGAAAAATACTGGAAAAGACCAGAGTCAGTATTTCAGCACATACCAAGATGCTTAGAAGACACTTACAAGATGATGGAAGGAAATAATGCCTAAAACCCAAAAGCAGAAAGGAAGCTGTTATTGAAAATTGAATATGCAGCGAAGGTTTTTCAGAAATACTGTGTTTTGTGCGACTGCCTTGAAACTACTGGTACGATAGATATGTGTCGATGTTTTACCTGTGGAAATCTTGTCCCAAGAGACAGGAAGCTTCATGGTGGACACTGGAAAAAAAGGTCGAATCGCTCCGTTGTTCTTGAAAGGGCTAACTGTAACGCTCAGTGTTATGTATGCAACATTCAACAGCATGGAAATATGAACGTTTACGAACAGAAAATGATTGAAAAATACGGCCAAGAAGAGCATGATAGAATCGTAATCCTTGCCAGACAGCCTAAAAAGTGGATGGATGATGAGCTGGAGCCGATGGTTAAATTTTGGCGGTCAGAAATCAAAAGAATGGAGAAAGGTATAAAGAAAGGATTGGCAAGATGATACGGATTGCATGGACTTTGACGATTGTAGGGGCTATAGCGGTCCTTGTAGGCTGTGCGCCTGAGCGCGACCCTATTCCCACCGACCCCAACGCTGCACATTCTATGGTAATAGTCGAGACTGGCAGAACCGAAGCTGAGACAGCAGCATATATAGCCAAGCTAAATGCTTATGTTGAATTGGGTTGCTATATTGGAGCGGGAGTTTGTGCCTTTTTAGTTGGTCTGGGTATCTGGTTAAAAAGCAAAGCTATGGTCATAATCAGCTTCCTTGCGGGGTTGGCGTGTATCGGCGAAGCTATTTTATTGATAGCCAAAGCTACTCACCCGGTAATTATAGCATGGGTTGGACTTGGAATAATCTTAATACCTGTTGCCGTGTTTATTATCGTAGCAATCCTGAACCACAAGGCTCTGGTGCAGGTTATAAAAGGCAATCAAATAATGAAGCCGCAATTATCACAACCAGACTTAGCGAATTTCAAAATAGCCCAAAGAGGAACTCAATCCAAAACTACCGAAAAAATCGTCGATAAAATAAGAAACGGAGACTCAAAATGATAGAGAAAATTAGTCAATTATGGCTGGCCTGCAAGTGGTGGATAGAGCGCAAGATTAATCCTTTGTATTTACAGAAACTTGGCTACATAACTTCAATTTCCGCCTATTTGGTATTGTTAGGACTTCGGTTTATAGGTGGCATGACAATCGTTCAGATGATAGAAACTCCCTGGCTCGGCGAGATTCTCTGGATAACTGAGGCGTTGTTAGCCGGTATCCCCGAACTGATTTTAATCTTCGTATTTGGTACGACTATTACTAAGTTTGGCAGAGGGCTGTTCAAAAAGTCGATTGATACAATATTTATGATAGGTTGTATCCCCGTGACATGGTGGGCCTTTGGTCCTATCGCAGCCGTGATACACTTTGCTGGAGCTATCCTTTTTCATTACGGAGAACGACAGCCAGATAAGGAATAGAATAATGGCAAAGAAGAAGATTGAACATGAAGAAACAGAACCAATATGGCAATGGTTTGAACTTAGTTACGCTCAATTCTTAACAGTCCCACGCCTTGTCATGCAAAATATGCCCTTAAAATGGCGACAAGATATGGCTCGGTTGCTTACCGAACTTGACGAAACTTTTGACTGGAGACCCAAAGAAGGTCGATACTGGGTAAGGTTAAGGGGTGTTAATGGGCGTTTTTGTGATGCCCCATTGAGCGATTATCGGCACGGCACGGTAGAGCACATAAGGCGAAAGCGAGGCTGAATAATGGAAAAGAAAAAAAGTTATGTATGGGGATGGGATGAAGAAGGTGGAATCTGGACAGGTGGAGCCACGATTCAAAAATGTCTTGATGAAGCCACTAAAGATATACTAATTCGTCATGCGCCCGATGAATTTATTGAATTAATGGAATCGCACGGTATATTTGTTTTTATCTGTGATGATGTTGTAAAAGACGGATATTTGGTCGGCAAAATGAGAAAATACAGATTAGCCAAGGGAGGCGGATGGTATGAGATTCGACCGAAGAAAAAAGCGAGGCGAAGATGACAGATAAAGAAAAAGCGATAGAGCCTGGGCCAAGCCCGGATGGTTCTAAAAAATGGCTCGATAAAGCTGTAACCAGCATTAATACTGCACAATCAATGTTGTCGGAAGATAGCGATGCATGGGCTTCATGTGAGGCCGCAAAAGCATATCTTCAATGCCATTATCGAGATTTAAAAATTGAACAAACCGAGCAGCCTGAGCAGAGCAAAGAGGGGCCGGTAGAGAAAGTAAGTCGAAAGGCTATTGTAAAATATACTAATTTTTCGATTTGTAGAATTGGTGAACAAAAAGGATTAAAGGCAACTTTAGGAATTGAATACCTGCAACCAGTGGAAAATGCTTGGGTCTATAAATTGCAGGAATTAATTGACCAAAAAAATAATCAATCTTGGCCGCTACCTTTGGGTTGGCCTGCTGAATATATTCTCAAAGCCATTGATAAGATAAAGGAAATTTTGCTTGGCGTTGAATGTGAGGTGGAGAATGAGTGAAGAAGTAACCCAAAAATATATAAATAAGATTAGGCGTTCTGCCAAGTTACAATGGGATAAGAATGATTGGCATGGTCTTAATCCTTTGGGAGTGATTAAAGTTATTGACGCCCTCGCCGCCGAGAACGAAAAACAGGCTGACTTTTTAGCATTAGCCAAAGAACAGATGGATGAATACGCACAACAAATCCAGCAGCTTGAGGCCGAGCTTGCAGCAGCCAAGAAGGCTAAGGATAGCACGGTTTAATTGCCTGCAAATTTCAGAATCATACCGGCAAATGTCAAGGCGCTTCCTGTTAAGGCGCTCATTGCCATAAGAACAATTGTTATCCAGACAGGAACAAGCTTGCCTACTTTTTCTTCAAGGGTAGTGATATGTTCCCATTGTGACTTGTCACTTTTCTTGAGATTATCTATATCGGATTTAACTCCACTGTGAGCCTGACAAACATCAGGAAAGTTTTGATTTTCCATTTTTCTTTTCCTTTCGTTGCTGTAATTCGAGGTTAATTTGCCGCATCTTTTCCTGATTCTGAAGCAGAATAGCTTGGGCTTGAGCGATATTAGTGTGACATACAATCAGTTCTTCCGCTAATTCTTCACCAGTTGCCTCTTGTATGGTTTTTGGTTTTTCTTTTGTTTTAGCCATATTCATACTCCTGACATGCGATTGCATTTCGTCAGCTTATCCTATGTCCGCTAAATTGTGTCCAGCCTGCCGTGCTGGAGAGTTCACGATTAGCGCCGTAATTATGGTATACTTGAACGCTCATTGTATCATTTGCTGCCATATATACAACAACAGAGCAGGTTGCATTCAAATAAGAGCCTGCACTTGCCATACATCTACTTTGAGCCACATAAGTACCGGCATTTTTATCAAGCGCAATGATTAGCACATCACCATCATTAACAGCTTCGCCCAGTCCTGCACAGCAAGTAAAAATGTAATAACCATTAGCACCGGCTGTAAATAGACCTGTTCCGGTATTATATTCGCTATCACCATCAAAAGATTCGCTATCGCATATTACTGTAGCAAATGAGCCTGATGCTATATCTTGATTGGCACTTAGAGTTGCATAGAATCGAGAAGTAAAAGTACTGTCTCCGGTATTATCAGTCCAGCTTAACGTGCCA